CTCCCCTTCCGAGTCGGCTGGAGCGATCGGCTCCGATCCATCAAACTCCGGGTCGAGCGTGAGATAGAAAACGGAGTTGGCTGGCTGTTCAATCGGACTGTGGACTCTTAGCCCCTGCCGAAACGTCAGCGTGTATTCGCGGGGGCTCGTTTGCGTAAGAATCACGTTGCCGGTCAGCACCGCGTAGTCTTGGTCGCTCATTTCAGGAACGTCGATTCGTCTCGGACGCTCTCCGCTGAGCTCCAAATCCTCGGCAGCCCAGCCGCCAAACGCGCTGCGGCGCTCTAGCTTGAAGTGCGAAACCTGTAAGTTGCTGACGGAGTTGCTAAACCGAACGACAACAGATTCGATCGGCTCTGCATACAAAAGCGCGTTACAGCACGCGCCGCTGGTGGCAAAAAACGTCCCGCGCCCCGTGTCCCGCAGGGCCAGCGTTGCCACGGCCCCGTATTGCGATCCCGATGGAGGCAACGGGCGCACATTAAATCGCAGTTCCGGCAGGTGCGGGACGTTATTTCCTGCGCGGTCGAAAATCGGCCCTGCCTGCCGGAAGGCGTACTGGCCGACAGGGAGGAGCTTCAGGTTTGAAAGCCATCCGCCGCCTGGCACTTGAGTCCAATTGCGATTTCCACTGCACGGCTCTGATTCTTCAAGACACTCCGTCGCGTAAGTGACCCAGCCGTCACTATTCCCATTTGTGTCGAAACGCTCTTTATCTGGCGGCAGAACGCCACTAGCGTCTCCGACATAAATGTCGCCCATCTGCCTGACGACACTGATCGGCGGCGTCCTGTCAACGACCAAGCTGCCAAGCACAAACATCGGGCCGCTGCAATCGTCCGCAGTGTTGTCGCCGACGAGCAGGTACGACCCCTCATCGGTCGTCGCCGCTTCAATTGCAGCACTGCGAAACTCCATCGTTCTTGCAGTGTTTGGAATCTTGGCGACGAGCTCGCCGTTACGGTAGACATCGAGGCCGCCGATGAACGGGCTGCATGACACGCCAGCAACCGGGTCTTGCGAATAGCCCGGCGAAGCCGACGAACTGCGGCCCGGCTTGTAAAGCAGGCCGAGCGGCCCAAGATCGCCTTCCCCTGGCTGCGGAGAGCGATCGCCGTCATTGTCTGGTGTTGCTATTGCGTAGGCCGTCGCCAAAACAGTGCCGGGCGTGTCCGTCTTCAATGCCACCACCTTCACAAGAGGCATCACGGCCGATGGCGATGCGCCTTGCGAACTGGTTCCCATAACAAGGGCTGACACTGATGCGACCGTTAGCGGAATCGTCTGGCTTGGCCCCACCCCCGCAACCGCAAAGCCGTCAGTCCCAGGCCCGTATGAACCGCCAGGCATCCACAGCCGTTCTTGGTCGCCAAGTGTCAACCGAAATCGGCAGACCCAAAAGTCGCGACAACTATTGCACTGCGAATATCTGACGTTGCCGCCGATCGACCAGAATCTATTTGAGAAGATGGCAGACGCAGTGTTTGGCTGTGAGTTGATAGGGAAAAATGAATGGCTTCCGGGGTTCCAGATCGCAGTCTGCCTAGTGGCGTTTCCGATCACCCAGCCCTCAACAACGCCACTGTCCCATTTTCCAATCACGCGCGGCCAATCTTCCGGCGCTGGACACCACGCCGGCGCTCCATTCTGAGTGCAGCGGATATGCGTTGGTCGGTAAAATGGCGCGACGAATCGCAGCGACTCCTGCTGGCGACCACTCCAAGGACCAGACTCCAATGGGTCTCCCTCAACGTACGGAGTCAGGCTCGTTTGCGTTGTCGAGTATTCCGGCCCAGACCATAACACCTCGACATTGCTAATCATTCCGCTGCTATATCTTTCCGGCGGGCCAGTAAAATTTGGTAGCCATGCTTGAACAGTTGTGTCCAAATATCCATCAATAAACGGAGCCGTGAACCACGGCCCAAACCCCAGATTGACCGTCTGCCTGCCATACACAAACGGCAGCACATCAACGAAAAGCTCCGCCGAAATCTGCCCGTCTAGGATTGCCGCTGCGATAGATTGAGCCAGGTCGTCGCCCGCCGGGTCTTGCCCCTGGGGGTATGGATCCTGCCTCACCAGCGATGAGCTCACGGAGAAACCGCGAGCATCGGCGTCGTAACGCAAAAGACGCTCGTTATCTTCATCCGCTCGCGGCGTCTTCCACGACGGAAGCGGCGAGTAATAACAGCAGTTGCAGGATGAGATTGCTTGCTTGCGCGGCATATCACATGACGCCCACGGCCCACTCGCCTTGCTGCCACAGCAAAAGCACAGGCCCACAGTGCGATCGAGCCAGTTGCGTTACATCGCCGTCCTTGATGGTCGCGTAGCGGCCTGCGCTTCCTGCAAAAACCCGGCACGCGAAAACACCGCCAACGGCTGCACGGCCCATGCTGCCGGAGTTTATGGGTTCCATCGCAATCACAATGCTCCATCCATGAGCGGAAGACAGTGGCGCGACGCCAGTGAGGACAGGCCGCGACGCAAACTCCCGCGCCCGCTTGTCGGCGTCCGTGTCACCCGTGAGGTTGCCGCCAACGGGAGAAATTTCCACGCCGTCAATCCCCAGCACGCCCAGCCAGGGAACGTCGGCGCCGCTGTTGTTCTTGATGAGGACGATGTTGGGCGCGGGGTCCGCCCCGGTCGCGCCGCCACCCGTGATCCCAGTGCCGACGCCGAGCACGCGATCCGCCGCGTCCTGCGCGCGGTTCCACGCCCGCGCCGAGATCGCCCCGGCGAGCCGCTGCCCTGCCTCAATGCGTCCGTCGTTGCGGGCCATTAGGAAGTCCCGATGCCGAGGCCCGAGAAGCTCTTGTCTGGGTAAACCTTCGAGACGTAGACGGCCTTCGGCTTCTTAAAAAGAGCATTGCTCTCGACGCTGCTCTCGTAGCGGACCCAGAGGTATTCGTGGCCGCGCTTCTCGACGCCCGTGATTGAGCCGATCGTGATTGCTGGCACGGTCGACCCCGATCCGCCCGCGTTGGGAGACGCCACGAACTTGAACGAAAGCGTCCAGGGTCCGTCCCCCTTCTCTTGGTCCCACTCCTGCGAGCCGCTCGCGCCGAGGAAGAGCACCTCGCCTGCGGCGAACCCACGGAATCCGCCGTTGTTCACCGATCCCGTGAGCGATGCTACCGACTTGATGTAGTTGCTGGTGACGTAGGTGCTGGGAACGTCATACGTCTCCGTCCACGTCAACTGCGGCACGACAATATCGACGCCGTTCACTCCGTTGTCGTCGACGCCGATGGCGCCGCTCATGTTCGTGGCGCTGGACGGATACCGCTTCTCAAAGTCGAGCGTTCCACCAGACCCGGTCGCCTGCGCCTGCGTGATGTGCTGCATCCCGCCCGACGTATCGAACGAGCGCGACCGCCGTAGCGGGTTTGGTTGGTCGTCGTCCGCGCCCGCCTTCTCGTAGTTGATCTCGACGTGCCATGCGTCATCGCCGAGGTAGTCGACCGAGTAAGACTCGGCCATCAGCCGCACGTTGGCCCCTGGGTATTGCCACCGGCTGAGGCTGCCGCTGATCCGCTGGTTGCAGTCCGCGTGCAGCGCCACGTCGTCGGTGTAGCCGAAGACCTTGTAGGACCGCGTCATCGTCGACGTGGCCTTCTTGCCGAGACGGTAGATCGTCGCGGAGCGGCTGGCGTTATCTTCGACCCACGTTGCCATTAGGCGGCGACCTCCCCGGCTCCGAGCTTTTCTTTCAGGATGCGGTTGGTTTCCTTCTGCTCATCCAACTGCTTTGATGCTAGCGAACCGCCAAAGCCCATCCCGCCGAGGGCTGACGAAGAGAAGGAGCCCGCCACTTCGCCCTGGCTGGACTGCTGCATACGACCCACCGCATTCTCCAAAGCGAACATCAGATCCGACTCTTGCTCGCCCGTGATGCGGCCGAATTGCTTCAACGCCTTGAATTCGCCGATGGCATCGTCAAGAGCGCTCTCGGAGCCGGCGCGGTTGATGCTTTTCATAAGGTCGCCAACCTGACCACTCATGGCCTTCGGGTTGATGCCTTCGAGCCCGGCAACGCCTGCGAGCATCGCGGCATCCGGCCCGGCTGCGGCACCAGCGCCGAGCCTCATGGCGGCGATCTTCTTCGGGTCCATCCACATCGGCGGACCCGCTTCCTTCTCTGCCCGCCTGGCGGCGGCAAGGGCTGCGATGTCGATCACTCTTTGGTCAAGCCCAGCCTGACCAGCCGCCCTCCTAGCGTCATTTTCCGTGACCTTTCCGAGCCGTGCGTCTTGCCGAGCGTTGAGCGCCTTGAGCGTTGGATCTTTCGCAAGAATCGCCGGGTTCTCGCCGAGCGCCATTTGCAGACCGAGCGTCGGGTTGGCGGCGAAGGTCGCGAACGCATCGAGCGTGTTCAGGATGTCGGCACTGAGGCCGTCCACCTTCGACATCAACGCCCCTGCCCCGCGAGCAAAGGCGGCGACCACGCCTTCCATCGCAGCCCTCATCGCCAGCTCCATGTCTCCGGCCGCGAGAGCGTCAGACACCGCGCCAAAGGTTGTCATGGCAATCTGTTTCAGATCGTTGAACACGACGACGGATTCGGCGACAGCCGTATTAAAACTCTCCCTGACGCTAGAGCCGAGATCGAACACCAGCGACGACAACTGCGACATGACGAGAATCGCACCGCCGGCCACTCCAGCCAACGCTAGGAGCGGCGTGTTTGCGGCCGCCCAGGCCAACGCAGTCGCCCCCGCCGATGCGATTGACGATGCCGTGTAGGCCGCCATCGAAGCCAGCGACTTGGCGAACGACGCCACAGTCAGAGCCCCCGTCGCCGTGGCCTGCGTGCCGATGGTCGCCAATGCGGTTGAGCCATGCACGCCAAGACGGAGAAGCTGCGTCCCGCCCTGCGTCGACAGCCTTGCAATCTGAGCCCCGGCGATCATGGCACTCTGAGCACCAGAAACGCCGATCTTCGCCATCGCCTGCACGCCAATCGCAGCCGCACGCAAGTTGCCTTCGGCGGCGCGGGCCACCGTGGCAGACATGATCGAGATCGTCCCGGCGAAATAGTTTGTCGCCACCGCCCCGGTCTGCGCGGCCGAGATCGCCATCTTGGCCGTAGCCTCTGCCGCGAACTGTGCGACGGCAGCGATGCCGCGAGAGGCGAAGAGGCTGACCCGAACGGAGGCAGCGGTGAACGCTTGGCCGAGCGATCCTGCTACCGCCGCCGTGGCCGTCAGCGGCGAGATGATGAGGCCAGCGAGTTTCAGGAACCCGCCCGCCGCAAAGCTCATCGCTTGGAGCGACAGGCCGAGCGTCGTGAACGCCGAGCCGGCGGCGATCGCACCGGCAGCCATCTTTGCAATTGATGCGACAACGGCCGGGTTCTCGCGAGCGAACTCAGCCAGCCAGTTCAAGGCACCGGCGACTTGCTTGCCGAACTCCATCAACGCCGGGCCGACAGCGTCGCTAATGGCAATCGCGGCCCGCTCCATGGCAGCGAGCACCGTTCCGCCCGCGCCAGCCAGGCCGCTCATCATCGTCTTGAATTTGTCGCCCACCGACATGGCCCCGCCCATGGCGGCTGTCATGTCGTTGAAACCCTGGACGCCGGTGCTCGTCAAAACAGCAGCCGCACGGATCGCATCTGACCCGAAAATCTGCCGGAATAAATCGTCTTTTGCAGCTTGGTTGAGATTGCCCATCGCCTTATTGAGAGTGCCAATGATCTCAACGAGCGGACGCATCTTTCCATCGGCCGTGCGGAAACTGTCAACTGAGAGATTGATTGACTTGAGAGCCCCGACCGCCTCGTCTGCCGGGGCCATGAGCCGCAGGAGCATCGTCTTGAGCGAAGTGCCGGCGTCGCTTCCCTTCACGCCAGCGTTGGCGAGGATCGCAAGGGCTGCCGAGGTGCTTCCGATTGACTGATTCGCCAAGGCGGCGACGTTCGACACCTGCGAGAACGCCTGCGACAGACCCTCAATCGAAGTGCTCGAAGCATCTGCCGCCGACGAGATTGCATTAGCCGCCACGTCAGCGGTCACGCCAAAGACCTTCATGGCATCAGACATCACCACCGCAGCGTCGCCGACCGCCATCTGACCGACAGTCGCAAACTCAATCGCAGCCTGCCCAGCCCCTCCGAGAACCTGCTCAACGCTCATGCCAGCCTTGAGCAGATCCATGAACGAGTTGGCGACCTGCGTCGGCCCAACGCCCATCGCCTGCGACATCTGCATCGACGCCGCCCTGAGCCGGTCGAGCTCCTGTGCCGTCGCTCCGGTAGCCGCCTGAATGCCAAGAAGAGTCGACTGAAAGCCGGCTCCCTGATTCACCGCAGCCGCAAACGGCGCGAGCGTCGCCACGCCGATGCCGCCGATCTTCGCCCCCGCACTGGCGAGCGAGCGGCCCATGTCGCCCATCGCCTTGTTGACCTTGTTCAACGTGGCGAAGAACTTGCGCGGGTCAGCCCCGATCTCGACGAATACGCCGCCGCCTTTGATTGCTCCAGCGTTGCTCATGCGTATTTGGCCCAGTCTTTGCCGAAGAGCCGCTCAAGATCCTCGGGAGTTGCCTCTCGCGCCTTGGGTCGCGTCTTCTTTGCGAACGGGTTGAACTTTCTCGGGTCTGCCTTAGGGCTGTGCTTATCTCGGTGAATGTTGGCTTGCTGGGCGATGAGGTTGGCGGTGTGCCACCACTGATGCTCTAGGCGGCTGTCTCTAGCGAGGAGGAGTTGTCGGAGGGTCCACCTGCCGGGGTGGACGCCGAGGATTCCTGCGGCTTCCCAGATGGTGTCCCAGACTGTGCGATCAGCGTCTCCGCGCTCGCGGCTTCCAGACCCGCCTCCGCTTTCGTCAGCATCTCGCCTGCCACTTCGTCCATCTTGGCGGCGAGAAGCCCGATCATCTTGCGGAGGCGCGGCGGGAAAAAATCGACAAGCTCGGCCTCCAACGCTTTGACGCCCGCGTCGAGAGCATCGCCTCGCAGACCTTCGAGGAATGCTTCCTTGTCGAGCCCCTTCTCCGCGACCTGCTTCACAAGGATCGCATAGAGCGTCTCGCCGATCTTTGCGTATTGCGTTCGCAGCACTTGGAACGTCTGCGAGATCGAGGCGGCGTCGACCAAGTCAAACGGCACCGTCCGCCTGGTGCCGTCCTCGTCGGTCACGTCGACTGACACAAGGTCTTTAACTCGCAACGCAGACGCCACGGTCAGCGCCAGCCTCCACGGTCTGCCCTCATCGTCTTTGAACTCACGCATTGGCTACCTCAGTCCTGTGCGGGTCATCTTGCACTCAACAGAGAACGTAGCGACCCCGTCAACGGAAAAGGTTTCGGCAATGCCTGTGACAACAGCCGGGAACGACCAACCGCCCGAGCCGCCCGACACGGTGATCGACGTGCCGTTTTCGAGTAGATCGAAGCTGATGTCGCTGGCGTCGTTCAACTCAACGGAAACAGTCGCGTCGTAGCCGGTGTTGTAAACCTCGACCAGACGCGACCCGAACGCCTCAACGTCGATCGTGCGGGCCGTCTCCGTAAGGGTGACGCTCCGCGCGCTGGCGATGTTGCCGCCCAACGAGATCGAGCAGTCCTTCCCCAGCGTGATCGCCACGGGTCAGGTTCCGCCCCTGACCGTGATCGTAAAGGTCACGGCACCGTCGACGCTGATGTTCTCGGTCACGCTGGTCACGGTTGCCCCGTTGTCGGCGTTGGCGTCCAGCAGGTCCGTCATCGCCGTTCCGGGATCGTGGCACTCGATCTCCCAGGTGACGGACTTGAAGCCAGCCTGCGAGACCCGGTAGCCGCCCGAAGTGTTTGAGCGGTTGGAGACATCGACCGCCTCCGACTCGACGGTCTTGGTGACGCTGATGATGTTGCCGCCGTAAGGCGCGGAAAGCGATCCGCTGCGGCCGAGAGTGACTGCCATGTGTATTGGCTCCTAGTGATCAGGTGGCTGGGGCGCGGGTGCCGGAAACGGTGAAGGTGACGATGCCGTCGATGGGCTCTGCCTGGGCGACGCTCGTCACGATGTACGAGGCGTTTCCGGTCTCGGTGCCGCCGATGGTGATCGTGTCGCCGGCCGCACAGCCGGGGGTGTCGATGCACTCGATCTCAATGGTCTGCTCTGCCAGACCCTTGGAAAACCGACGATGCGTCAGCCCGCCGAGCGTGGTGGTGTCGATTTCGCTGGCGGACGACGAAACGGTGCAACTGCGAGCCCCGGTGATGCCGGTGAGCGTCACGTTTTTGCCGAGGACGATGGTGAAGGACATTACGGGCTCCCTGTGTGTGCGATGTCGCCTGCGTGCGGCGATACGCTCAAACTAGGAGCGGCAGGGCGGCGACCGTAGGGGGTGTTAGCCTGCCCTGCGCAGCATATTGCGAAACTTCACGTTCGCCTTGGCGACCGCCTTCTGGACTCCGGCGGCCCCCTGCATGAACGGGCGGGCCGGATAGCGGGCAGACTTGGTGATGGTCGTCCGCTCCCAGTTGCGGCTGAACCTGGGCCGCTTGTTGGCCCACATCAGAGCGCCGTATTCGTACTGATTCTTTTGCGGCCCGAGGCTCACGCCCTTGGTAAACCGCCCCTTGGAATCACGCCCGGCCCCGCTGCTCCCGGCAGACCGCCGCAGATAGGCGTTGCGTGCCGCCCCGACGCCGATTCGGTAGGCGGTCAACTGGAGCGTGCCGCCGAATTCGTGGAGCCTAGACAGCCACGGCGTGCGACCAGGTCCGATCACGACAGTCGGCATCCCGAACGCCCCTCGATTCATCTTGTCGATGACGCTGTTGTAGAGCCACCGCTTGGGAGCCCACGACTTCGCTGGCTTCCCAGGCGGCCGAGGCTTGCCGCTCGACAGCATCGTCAGGTCGCGGTAGAGCCCGCCGTGGAACTCGACGACGGCCCCAGAGCCGACAGCCTTGTTTCCGGCCTTGGTCTGCTTGGGGGCCGCACTGCCGATGCCCTTCTTAGCCGCCTGCTTCACGGCGTACCCGGCGTTGTAGAGCGACCGATAGGTCATGTCGTCGACCATGCGACGAATCTTCGGACGATCAAAGAAGTTGCCGCGAACCTTCACGCGGAAGGCGAGCTCTCCCCGACTGCCAGCCGACAACTCACGGCGATTTCCGCCGATCATGCCGGGGCGGATGAACGCTCGGCTCGCCCTAATGATGCTCGCCATTTCAGTCCGTAGAGAGCGTGCGGTAGGTCGCCACGATCACCGCTCGCCAGACGTTCCGCTCTGTGAGGGCGTCGTCTGGGTTGATTTCGATCGACACGTTTTGCGGCGTGGTCGATGTGTTCTCTAAATCGGTCGAGCGGATATAGACCATGAGCTCGTCGGCTAGGTCGTGCATATCGTCGATCTCTTCGTCGCTCGAAACGTGGCGGCCGACGTAGATCGTGATCGAATCGTCAGACTGCCAGTCGGCCCGACCGATGCGGGTCACTTCGGATCCGCCCGGCACGACGTATACGACCGGGTTTTGCATCTGCTCGGGCTCGACCTGAACCCAGTTCTTTCGCTCGACGGTCGTCGAGGTAATCGACCACTCCTCGGCTGCGAGGCTGACCGCTAGGGCGTCTGCTATTTCGCGAAGTTTGCTCGCCATTGGCCTGCTCGGGAGCCGCGTGTGGGTTCCCTAGCAGAATGGCACGGCCGGCGGGCGCGAGTGAGGGGGTGGCTGGCGTCTCTCGCCGCAAGAGCGCAACTATCCGGCGGTTCCGGTTAGTTCGCTCAGACGAGCAGGCTCGTCAATTCGTAGGGGATCAACTGCCGTATTTCTTCCAGAATCTTCGCCGTCTCCTCGCTCGGCTCGCCATGCTTACAGATCGCCCGGCAGCGGTTGTCGATCAACTCCAACGCTATCAACGCCTCGCGGCCTGCCAGAGCGTACCGATGCTCGCGGGCGTCGTCCGTGTCGCTCAGGTCGAATCGTAGCGTGGCGTGTGCCATTTTCGCCTTTCGCGAAAAGCGATCCCGGCGGGGTCGCAAAACCGGTTTATCTGTCCGGTCGCTGTCCGCCGGGATCGCCCCGATTGTATCCGAGATCGTTCGTGAAGCGTATCAGTTTTGATACGTTTCGGG